CCCCGCAAACATCAGTGAGTTTAACGTGATCATTGACTTTGATGCAACAAATCCGCCAGCACAAAATACTAAGTTTACGATCTATTTAGCAGACGTGATTGATTCATTTGCTTTTTCAACCATAATTAATCCAGCTGTGCAGACAGCAGCAATACCAGTAAAATTTCTTGCTGGAACCAACTTGAGTACTACTAACTCAATCGTACTACATGATAACGTCAATTCAGTTGGAGTTCCCATCTCGTCTACGATTGAATCTTATGGAACTAGCGTAACTTTCAATTACATAATTGATGTAAATAACGATGACCGTCTTCTTGCTACTAGCCTAGTCGGAACTTCGATATTCTAATAAAAAAAGAAAAATTAAATGGCAGTAACTCCGTTAATTAAGCCAGTTCAGGACAAGAAAGGAATATTTTATAATTTCCAAAGCGCGCTTGAAGACATAAATATCACCCTAGCTAATAGCGAGAACGCTGTTAGATTTTCCAAGTTTGTGCTACTTAGGATTCCTGAGATAGGTACTCCAAACACGTTAGCGACAGACAATAAGATACAGTTCGCGGCAGCCGGTGAATCGCCAATAATTGAGGGTCTTAATCCTGATAATAACGTAAACTTAGCGGAGAATTTTCAAAACTATGCACTAAACCTAGAAGCATTATTATTAAGTCGACCTACATATAAAAAGAATGAGAGACTAACAGTATCTGAGAGAGTTTTTTGGAAATGGCTAAAGGAGACTGGTGCGATTCGATTTCAAGACGCAAATGCCCTAGAAAAAAACTCAGCCAATCTACCAGTCGATCCAGTAGATCATACTGAGTACCGCTTTGTTGAAAAACCAGAAACCAATTCTACCTATAATCGAGTAGTAAAATACGTCGGCGATATCGACGTAGTAAATACTCTTTCTTCTAGCGAAAACTCTTACACTGAAGTGTATATACACGTTCCAACAAATGTAGGAACCACTCCACACGTCTTGTTTAAATCAATAAAGGACGATAACTACAAACCTGGAATGACGATCGCTAATACTTTAGCTGCTCCTCTAGACGTAGAATATCTTTCCGGTCGTCACTATAACGAGACCCATCCCTTTGGGTTGACGCTAAAAGCGTTTTATGATCTAGACGATGCGAGCGTCAACACTCAAATCAAAAATACTTTGGCTGGAGCATATGCTCCAGGTAATTGGTTTACTGGTACCATAAATAACTCATACTATACTGATAATAACGGTTCAAACCAATATTACGTTGCTTCTGATCAGTTCATTAAAAAGACTCTCGGACCAACTATAGTTGAATATCAAAGATCCACACTTGATGGTATCTCAATCGATTTTGACTTAGCTAATTATAAACTAGCTAGTGAAAATCCAGAGATAAAAGTATTTTCACAATTTAACGATTACGTAGCTAATCGTGATTTTGAATTCAATGCTGTGCTTGTCTATTATGATACATACGATCCAAACAACTTGGACTCCAATGGAAACCCAATCGATTTCAAGACTAACTTGTACGGTGTATTATTCCTAGATAAGATCCAACAGAGCGGCCTTGAGTTTGCGATCCCACCGATCACAAAATACAAGCCAGACCCAATAAGTAAAACCAATGGAAACTCTTTTTCATTTAAGTTAAATCTTAAATTAGATACTTCAATTGAGGACACAAAGGTCGAAAAATCAATAAATGACTACTCTACTTTTTCACTAGAACTATTTACTGATGTCTTGACCAAGTTTACCCAATTACAGACAACTTTTTCAAATAAACTGCTTGAGTTAGAAGCTCTACAACAGCAGGTAAACTCAATCAAAGATCTTCTAGTAAACTCAATTGATTCGAGCGAGATCTTGACTAGGGTATCAAACCTAGAGACTTCTCTAATCGCAAATCAAGCGATATTTAGTAACACTGGAGAATTAGTTGCAATGATTGATAATACTAATTCTAAGATCAACTCAATTATTGCTGGAGATACAAATATCGTAGTCTCATACGACCTAGACGGAATACGACCTGGTGAAGGTATCGTGATTGATCGCAGCATACCAAATAGGGTACGAGTAGTAAATATCAATCAGCAGTACAATATCGCAAATGGGTCATTAACTAATATTGCTACGAACAGCACTTTAACCCTAGGAACATTTACCAATTATTTTGTTCATCAAAACGCGACCATTCCAACTATTCTAACATCGGACCTATCATTATACATAGATGATTCAATGGTTAGATGGAAAAAAGGGCAGGTCCTTCGATTGGTGATAGAGGATGAAATCATTCCAGGAACATTTGACTTTAAGATATACACAGATGCATTAAATAGAAATAATACTGGTGTGTATGGAGTAGTAATCGGACTCTTTAATGATCTTGATTTTACACCATCACTAAATAAACCTATTTTTGAAATCATCTGTATGGATGATACTACATTTACCTTTAGGGTAGATCAAATAAGATAACATAAGAATACATGGAAACAAAACATACGCTATCTGACGTTTTAAAGAGACTAGTTGTCGACATTGACAACATGAATAAATTTTTATTTAGTCTACAGAATATTCTAGAATCAAGTTCTGAAAACGTTACTGTGTCCCAAACCAAGGTCGATGGTACTTCAACTAATATCACGGTGCCCTCTTTTGGATATCTTAAGGGTAAGATTGAAGACATTAACACAAAATTCGATACCTTGATCTCAGCAAATAGCGATGTGATCGGAATAAAATCATCAACCGGAGATCTTAGAAAGTTTGAATTAAAAAAGACGTCTCAATTAATTAAAGATCTTGAGACCGTTCAAAATTCTACGTTTACTGTTCCCAGTTCATTTAAAGTAAAAAATAACTGGTTTTTTGAGTCTTTCCTAAATCCTCTACTCTATGTGAGCTTAGATATCTCGTCAGTATTAACTGAGGATATTGATCAGTTCATAGTTAAGAGAATCATCGTTAACTCAGTAAACAATGATGATGTTGCTGCATTTTTTGATGAAAACTATAAAGGACAAAATGACCTTGTATATTCAAGCCTAGTACAAGAGCTTAATGATAATGGGATCGATTTCTTTGAGGACGATACCGTTGTTGATATGGAAGTGTCAATCAATAGGTTCCAAGGAACATTCGATATCGTAAATATATTAGAAGAGACAGGAAATCAGACACTAAATAGTGGAGCAACTGTTTCTACATTACGTCGTCGATATAAATTAAGCACACTAGTTTATACAGATGTTTTATCTGGAGTACAGAACAGTAAGACGCTAGCTGAAGGCGATGTCTTAATCACAGCAAACGACACTGAGTATCGAGTTATCTCAATTAATTCTACTGATACTGAAGTTGTATTAGAAAGAATATTTGGAAACGATCCTTTAACGATAGGTGCAGACGTGCTTAAGCTAAAACCAGTACCGTATCGTCGACCTGAGTTACAGGTAAACGTTGGTTTTAATGAAAGAGAAGTAATCTTTATTAAGCCTGTTAGTAAATCTAAAAACTTAACAATCAATGATTTTTCTAAAGGGCTTGCTCTATATACAAATGAGTTGACTATTCCTTTACAAGATGAATCTACTACGACTCTTGCTGATTATTACAACAATTTCGTATCTGACTTTGGACTAATTCTTCTAAACTTAGCTAAAGAAAAGACCCTACCTTCGATCTTAGCCATAACGCCAGATGCTCCAGTCCTAGATGAAACTAGTTTTAAAGTATACCAGATAGATCAACACATTCAAGATGATGCGAGCATAACTGAATTAAATAATAACGTAAAGGAAAAAGCCGCTCTTCAACAAGAGGTCGAAGAATTAAATAAGAAGATTGATTCGATTAAAGCCAACATCACAACTGTTTCTAAGACTCCAAAGGAGGCTAAGCGCTTACAAAAGCAACTTACTGAATCCCTTACTGCACGTAATGAAAAGACTGCTGCTCTCACCTCCCTAGTTACAAATATCACAGTACAGTTATCAACTACACCACAATTCGTTACTAATAAAAAGTATGAAGTTAGAGGATTTTGGCAGATACCTAATCCTAAGTTAGATAAGTATGGGACGCAAAACGTAGTTCAATTCAAATACCGATATCGATATTTAAGCTTAACTGGTACTCAGCCCAATGCTCAACAACAGTCATTCGTTGATGTTGATGGGTCTACTAAAACTGCCACTTTTTCTCCATGGAATGAAGTACTAACAAAACCTCGACAAAAAGTGTTAGATGAGACTACTGGACTCTATGTATGGGCGGAAGAGACTCTTACTGATTCTGATGTAGTAAACACAAATCAGCTAAACATACCAATTAGAAAGGGAGAATTAGTTGAGATTCAAGTAAAATCTTTGTCTGAAGCCGGTTGGCCTTCCAACGCGGCCGAATCTATATGGTCAAACGTAATTCAAGTAAGATTCCCAGAAAACATTCAATCTCAAGAAGACAGTATGATAGCTTCACAAAAAGCATTTACTGAAAAGGCTAAGCTTGATTTTGAAAACAGCTTAAATTCTAAAGGTCTAGACAATCATCTAGCTAATCAATTTACGTCTGGTGATAAGTTTTATTCTCACATAGCCGAGGATATCTCTAGCGGATTCTTTACTAATGAAGGAAATGTAATAGACTTATATCAAAAATTAAAAAGCTTACAGACTACTTTGGATGCGATCCAACAATCAATTAATCTTGATCGTGGTGTAATCAAAGTAAGTGTGATAGATTCTGATGGAAATTCATTAGACGTTGCAAACGGAGATACAATACAATTATTTGCCGGATATTATAAAGATCTTATTAAAGACACGACTGGCGGAACTGTTGTCTATAACGAAGGTGCAATCATAACTAAGCAGTATGCGATATCGATCCAAAATACGTCAGCTACTAGTCTTGAATTAATATCTCTTCTATTCGGAGGAATCAATGAAGTCGATACTACATCAAATCCTACTGCATATCCGGATGATGATTATCATGTAAATAGAAGATATGATATAGTTCCAATTGGAGTAAATTCAAATCCAGTTCCATTAATCTCTAACTTTAAACAAAAGGCCAGCACACAATCTGGTCAAGTAAAGAGTCAATTCATTAACTCTAGAGTAAGAGAATATGGATTATCTGAGGAAATGTATTCACCAAGTTTTCCATCATCTACTTATGCGAGTGTGCCTTATTATACTCAAGCATATACATATGGCGGTCGAACCGTTGGAACAACGTCATTTGTTCCTGCAAACTGGGGTCACTATCTACCGTTTAATCCAACTACTGCTATTCCATTGACATCAACTGATTCTAGGGTATGGGCAGGAACAACTAATGCTTCCTCTGTTCCAAACGGCGGCGGTCGACTTACTGAATTTTGTATAAGTAAAGATCACCCAGATCTTCCTACTCTGTGTGGCCCGTCATTTTCAGTAGCAAATATCGCAGAAGTATTTAGGCCAGATTTCAATGCTGGTACTTCCATTACGGCTGCTGACTTTCAAAAATATTTACCCTTTGCTCATGCACTTCATTTTGAGACTGCTGTGTCTGAAGTAACAAATGCATATAGTGTTGAATACTATAAACAAGCAAGTCGAGTTACACCATTGACTCCATCAGATAATACAACTATTTCTGGTAAAAACGATTCTCACTATCCGATCAAGTTAGGTTTTACCAAGAATGATGAATATCTTATTGGAAAATATACATGTGGAGCTTATCTTTACATGTATCCAACTAATTATGAATCAGTATCAGTTGAAGGAAACTTTCCAGCCAGATCAACTAAAACAGTCAAGTTTGGTCCAGAGAATGCTTTAAATATCCCAGTATTATTTCAATTTAGAGCATCAGATAAACTTGGATATATTGGAGGATTTAGAAGAACCGGAGACGCTTTAACTAATATAAAATATTCAAAGAAATTAGGAATTGACATCATCCTAAAAGACTATGCACCTTTTTCATTTGATCTACAAGTAAGCGCACAATATATCAAAGAGACTACTCTAGATGCACCGCTAGTTCAAAGTAAAGGAAAAGTTTCTAGCTTCTAAAAATGAGCATATATCAATATGAGTAATCGCGACATAAACTACGTTAAGTTATTAACTGAAGATAGTAGTTTTCAATTAGTTAGGACCAATCCCAAGCTTACTGGAAATGTTAAGATCGCGATAAATGATTCGGGTTACATGTGGCTAGAATCAATAAAAGCTAACCCTGAACTCTCAAAGGATCTCTATTCTAAAGTTCCGATTAATGTTACTCAGTCTCATCCTGCAAACATTCTTAGATTTTTTAATAATGGATCTACTCCAAATGAGATTATCTTTGATCTTAATGAACAAGTAGATTCAACTAAGACTTCCAAGAACTTTAAGGATCAGTACGATTTTTCTCACTATTTTAGTGGCGTAAAATACTTAGCTTCAAACAAGTATACTGAACGAATGTCGTATTTTGCACCGCTTTATCTTAAAGAAGAGGTACCTGATTATTTCATCATATTTAAGATAAACGACCCAGCTAATTTTCCTCTTGATCAAGTAAAACAAAAATATGATGCTGGAGAGACCAAGACCGAATATTTAATCGACTTATTCAATAAAGCATCCATCATCCAGACATTTGATCTTAGGGCAGAGACTACTCCTGGAAAATACCTAAGGGATTACATAAATAACGTAAATTTTCCAACAAGTCCGCTCACCGTTCTCTATGAAGAGGGCGAATTTACCACGTGGAATGGAATATTGATAAATGAGGGAATATTTGGAAGCAGAGGCGAATCATTAAATAACTTTTATACTTCATCTCAGCCACTAAAGTTTTTTGAAGAAAATATCACCAATGGGTTTTCAAGAAACGGGGTGATCTTTCCAAACATCTTAAATTTAGAATTTGTATTTAATGACGATAGTTCAAACAAATATGATTTTAATCGATATTTAGGAGTATATGTTAATGCGATTGAGCTTACTAAATTAGATATCGACTTGGATCGAGCATACTTAAATCGCGGTACTTGGGAAAACGATCCACACTTTAGAAAAAGATTCTTAGAGACAGATGAAGTATTCCTTACTCAGTCTAATCCAGATGGAGTCATCGTTCCGTATAAGAGTTCAGAAATAAATGTTTCTGAATTTAGTAGAACATTCGTCGATTCAGATAGTCTTTTTATAAATTATATTAGCGATAAGGATTCTAATTTATACATGCCTAAATTATCTGATCCTTTTGTGATAGACTATTCAAATCATACACCAGTAAACCTATCCCTAACCATATTTAATGCGGTAGAATTAGTGTCTGTCAATTCAATTGGATCTGGTTATTCTACTCAAAATAACGTAACTACTACTGCACTGACTGGAGGAGGATCTGGCCTAATTGTTAATCTAACTGACGATGGATTTGGCGGAATTGCCTCAATCGTAATCGTCAATGGAGGTGTAAACTATTCAGGTGGAGATCTTATCACAGTAAACAGTGGAGGATTTGATGCAGTCCTACAAGTATCATTCGTCTTAAGTAATACCACAGTTAATGCTAATATATTATCCCATGGATACTCGACAGGTGATATCGTAATCATTTCATCTTCTGATGTAGCGTATGAGGGTGAATACCTAATAACAGTTGTCGATACCGATAATTTTGAATACCGGGTAGAGACTAGCCCAACTAATGGTACTGCTCTTGGTACATGCAGAAAAGAGCTCTCAACCGGTCAGTTTAGGTTTGCAAATACTAAAATTGATCTAGGCCTATTTTTTGGACAAAGTCGAAATAATTTTCTACAAGACTTAGGGGCTGCAACTCGAGTTCCTGGACATTCACACGCGGTAATAAAAATAAATTACGCGGGTCGAGCTGACCTAATTAATCTTTCTTCACCTGGAACAAGTTATACTAGTGCGACCGGTGTTACTACGACTGGTGGAAGTGGGTCTGGTCTAACTCTTGATGTCACAGATAATGGGTCAGGCGGAATACTATCAGTTGCAGTAAATTACCCTGGCTCTGGTTATCAAGTCGGCGATATCGTTACTATAGATGGAGGTAACAGTGATGCGACTATAACTATCGCATCAGTGATTAATGCCTCACTAGATAACTATGATGAAATCAAGATCTATCATCCAAACGGAACCCAAATAGATTCAATAGGTAAGTTTGACCTGATTATCTCAACTCAACTATACCCACTGATTCCTAATCCAGGAGAATATTATGTCTATAATGATTATGATAACATACTTGGATACGATGAGTTCTACATGAATGGCGGAGGGACAGCAAGTCAAATAGCAAGCGCTCTGACCGGCTGTATCAACGGTATTAGAAATCGAACCTTCACGGCATATCAATACGACGACCGAGTATTTATCAAAGCCAATTCACCAGGTGACTTTGATCAGTTACACAAAGTTTCCTTCTTTTCTCCAGTAAACGAATACTCAGTAATCACGATTAATTCGATCTATACTGGAAATTCTCTAATCGGTTCCACCTTTTCTTTTATGGGAGGATCAAAGGAGGCTGGAAATAGGCTCATCATTGATGCCGGCCACCTTAGTAAAATAGAAGCAAACTTCGATTCAATCCTAGTAAAATCTTCAGATAGCTGGTCAAAGATTAGAAAAGTTTCTCAATGGGTGGATGAGATCACGGAGACTAATTCTACTACACCAGCGTTAAGATCAAAGACTCTATCTAATTACGATAATAAAATAGCAGTCGTCCTAGATGAAAACGAAACTCCGACGATCTTAAATAAGGAGTTCTTAATGAAGCCTAAGTTTAGACCTTCCTTTGGTCTTTTATCATTCTATATGATTAAGGATCTTGATCTTGATTTTTATTCAAGTACTTATACAAACTTTCCAAACATTGATCTTTATCAGCATTATTTTATTCCAGAAGGCAAGACGATACTTGAACCAGGAATAGATTATATCGTGTATAATGGATCAATCTTAACTGAAGGAACCACATATTTAGCCGGATCCAGTTTTAGCGTTTCTACTACTACTCACTATTCAACAGTGAGTGGCTCACCGCTTGTAACATTCGATCCTTCTACTACAAGCTCAGCCATTCCAATCAATGATGCAAACAAAGAGCTTAAAGGTTTTGAGGGTTTTTCTATCTTAAAAGACCCAAGTAAAGTAGTATCTCAAGATACAAGTAACGAGTATGAACTAAGAACAAAATACTTAAACGGTCTTACTGAAACGGAATATGATTATTATAAAGAAAATGAGAGCTTGGACTTTGCGCTAAGATCCAAAATCATTCCATATATTACTAAATGGGGAATCAAGAACGGTCGAGATTCTAGAGATAATCCATATCGTTTAAATACTGAATTGATCTTTGGTAGAAATAACTTTTCACCAGATCATATTGATCGATCTCAAAATCCAATTAATTTTACCCATGAATGGTTCTATATTGAGAGCGAATTTAACTATACTAACGATGAGACTTTAATAGCTCAAAACACAAATTACTTTGAGACTCCATTAGATGAAGTAGCCCTTCTTTCTGATCCAGACTATTTCATCAATTATTTTACCTATACTCCAACTTCTGCTACTGGAAAAGAAGTTGCTGACACTCAATTTAGATATGCTCAGGTGTACAAGAATTCAGCTGATCAATACGAGGCTTTTTTCAAAGGATTTAAACTAACGTTTAAGGACGTGACTGATCCAGATGTCCTAGGGTCGGACGGTAAGCCTGTGGCCAAGGAAATAACTACTCGATTTGAGGGATACCGATTTAGCTGTATCTTAAAGCCGATAATGGAGGACATTAATTCTAATGATGAACCGCCAATTAGATATCGAGTGATCGAACACACTGATTATCGATTTATCGTAGTCATCATTGAAGTTTACATAGGAAACCTTTCTGAAATAGACGGCTATTGGCTGGATTCCACCTTATCTGGCACCACTCAAGTAAGTCCATCAAACTTTGTTGCATTGACTCCTTTTCTAACCGAATATTATGATAGCATTAACGGAGATTATCGAATTCAATTCGGTCAAGTATCTAACCTAACTCACACCCTACTCTATTCTCTAAAGAATAAAAAATACAACACTGTACTTGATTCCTTTTCAAACGTTAAGATGGGAACCAAGCTCAACTTTAGTTCTACTGGATTTAACGGTTCAGATTACACGATAAAGGCCCTGCCCAATCTAAATACTCCAAATTATTTAGGTTCTCTTACTGATGACATCATCAATCCTAAGAGCTCGACCCTAGTTTTTATGAAGGACCTTAGCACTAATTTTGATCTTTTTATGTGTGGGTTTGTTGGGTTCGTGCCGACTGTTCCGTTAATTAATCCAATTGACTATTCTTTAGAAAAGTTTGTCCACTATGATGGAATCAATTATAACGTAGGGCTTGTTCTACCCTCCTTAACTATATATGGAATTTTACCAACTAGCACATCCGCATTCATCAATCAAAACTTTGTATTTAAAGTTTTAACTGGTGGAGAAGGCTACTTTGAAAAGTTATTTGAAAAAATATCCTTTGCTAAGTTTAAACAATACGTTAATTCTCTAGATATTATCATAGAATACTCATCGTATTCTCTTGATCAAACCGGTACTTCAGTACTTAATACTGATCCTAATTTTTATCTAGAAATTCTAGACTTAAGCTCAATTGAAAAGCAAAATCAGCTGATCACCAATTATACAACAAGCATTCCTATTCAGTTTTCTGGTCAGGAAGAAATCGGCACTGACTATGAAGTCGCAAATCTTCCTGTAAAATACGAATTAAATCGATACAAAGGAGAATACGAGCCAATCATTCGAAACTACTCAGTGTATAAATCAAACTATAAATTTAAAAAGAATCTAATCAATGACCTTTCATTAAGTAACACTAAGATAAATTCAGATATCTCAAATCTATTGACTATCCAAAACTTCAATCATATCAAGGTTGCAGACACTCAAGTCCTAGTGCTAGAATCAGACGAATCATACTTACCGATCTATCCTAAAATCAGCGAAGTAGCAATTGGTCAAGCAGATTATTTCTTACTTAGAGGAAACTGGGACTGGGGCTTTCATTATCGATATTCAAACAAAGAGCAGTACTCGCCGGTTTCTGGAGCACTACGAATAGAGGAGGACGATTCATTCTTAGCTAAATTGATCACTCTGCCTGAGATCATAGAACTTAATGATTTTAAGATTCAATTCATAGATCCTTCAGTAGAGTTCAAATCAGTCGACGTTTCTAAAGTTGAGATCGTTGCGAAGGAGACTCCGACCGCGGTTGAAGGAATCATTAACGTAAATAACGTGCTTACTCGATTCCTGATCGAAGACGGCATCGCTGAAAAATTCAATGAGTACTTGATAAACTCAAACCAATACATCGGTAATTTTACCAACATATCAGATCCTGACATAAATGTTTCTTCATACGTCAGAGAATACATAAAACTTAATATCTTAAAGTTGTATGATATTGATATAAATGCCTTGTATGCAAAGGAAGACGCCTCACTGGTTGCAACCAATCAACAAGCTAGTTCAAATCCCAATGCAATAGAATTCGTGTTCCTAGACGACAAGAAACGCTTTACTCAAGGATACGAGATACTAAAGTCATTGCAAATAAATAAAAAAGATAAGTTGATACTTCAATTTAGTTTCTTAAAGAAACCGGGTTCAGGTCTATCGATAAGTCCAAAGATAAAAATTAAATTCATCTAATATGCCAATTAGAATAAACCTAAAGGAAATATTTTCATCAGACCCTCAAGAAATACTAGTTGATAAGTTAAACTTCAATTATAATAAATTACTTGAGCTTGGAGTAGGTTCGCCTGGCCCAATCGGACTAACTGGCCCACAGGGTCCAGCCGGACCAGTCGGACTGCTCGGTCCGCAAGGAGATCGTGGAGCTACTTGGTGGGTTGATTCTGGAGATCCAAACACTCTTACTTTTACCGGATTGATCGATGGCGATCTCTATCTTGATCAGACGTCCAACGTCTTTCAAGTGTGGAAATACGATGATGGAACCAGTATTTGGACACAAGTCGTAAGCATTGCAGCCATCGTAAACGCATATCTTACTAGCTTATCGTCCGTTCCATTTGAGACAGTCACTACTACCCAGAATCCTGGTTCAACTGCCGTTAATAAGTTTATCCTATTTGATAAACGTGATAACTCGCTAGTCGATACTACTAGAGGAGCGGCAAATACTTCGTTAAATAATATATTGTTCTTAAATAATTTTGATGAAGCGGATCTGCTTTATCCGACCTTAGGTCAATCTCAGTACAATTCTTTATTATCCATTGTTCCTGCACACGAAGATACTCAGCTTTCAGGAAAGGCACAGACCGGTCGATATCATCTTGAACTCGGTTCTCTCTATATGGACAACGACGTGATTCCGATCGGTACCATTAAATACAGCGACCTTAAACATAACCTAAAGGTAAAGTTTTACAAACAATATATCGATCCGATATTACCTCCGTATTTACCGGCGACCAATTCATGGATCAATACTGCAAGATTTTCTCTATCCTATACTGAGAGCCAATCTATTTTAGACATCGATCAGAATGGAGCGTTTGAGTTCCTATTTCCTAAGTGGAATAATGAGGGCATGTCTCCAATAAGAGAAGAGTTATCGGTAGTGTTAGCATCGGCTGACGCCATTGTCGAGCGTAGTCCAGCTCACACGCATATCGTAGCCGACGGTATTCATGTTTCGACTACTAATTCATCTATCAATGCGACTCTAGGTTTGGCTCTAGACTATTCAAGCTTAAACGCTAAGCTTAGCGGCAAGAATCATCTTATGTTAGATTCAAACTCTGGCGTAGACGGTGTGATTCTTCTTAATAAAGGAGCATTCATCAATGGTGATGCTAACGTAGTAGACGGGCTAGCAATCGGTTCAGGATTTGAGGACCTGACTGCTCCAGCAAATGGACTGATCGTTGAGGGTAAAGTAGGAATAGGGATAGCTACACCAGATGCTAATACAACTCATCACATTTACGAAACTGGCTCTGCTGCACTAAAAATAGTTTCTCTTTCTCAGCTTGATAATCTTTCTTTTGGATCCATTGGTTTTCTTGCAGTCAATGCCACCACAATCAATGATCTTTTTTCAGCGCACACACCAGCTGTTGTTTTACAAAGTAGTGCATTTTCTGGAACGAATAAGATGAGTCTTTTTACAGGTAATAACCTTCAGTTTACTGGAACTAATACCATGAGCAGTTTTAAAGGAAGCTCAACCTCTTTTACTGGCACATCAACTATCAATGGAAATTTTACAGGAATAGATTTAGATTTAACTTTAGCTACCAACATATCACATAATGGAAATTTCTATGGAAATAGGATACAGCTAGATAGTTCTTCGGATTTTCTTGGATCAAGTAGACAAGTATTTGGTAATTATTTTCAACTTGCACCAGATTTAAGTTCGGGAAGTGGAGGAACAATTAGAGGTAATCAAATAGAGATCACTGATTATTTACCGAATGCTACTACTGAAATTCGAGGTACCCAGACAACAATTGAGCAACCTCTTGCTAATGCTCAAGGCATAACTTACGGTAGCGTAACCAGCATACAAGTAAATTCAACAAGTTCACCATCTAGTGATCTTGTTGGTCAGCTAATTAATGTAAATACGACCGGCTTACTCCATCCTAATGCTTCATATGGTTCTAAAATCACAATGGGAACAGCTCGCCCGGCTGGAGGAAAAACGTATGGTTATCATGTAGTTGGTGCAACTGATAACTACGCAGAAGGTGCGTCTAGGTTTAACGGTTCCGTCTCAATCAATGACGATAATGCAAGCACACAATACGTTAAAAACGTTTGGCATGGACTTATTAGATTCGGATTCAATCATAACATTCATTTAGGAGCATACTTTATTGATTTGGATACGTTACCTACTGGCTTTTCAGTAAGTTATGCTTCAAGTGGATCTTCTGGCGGTGGGCCTCCTTATACTAGAGCGCAGCTTGCTCTAAATCATCCTTCAATTAATGTGAGTACAAGTTCGATGCAAGTACAATTACGAGAAGGCGGTACTTATCCTGGACTTACAGAACGATTTGGTGTAGTTTCTTGGGTTATCTTAGGTTCAACTTCAAGCACAATACTATTCACTAATGTCGATGCTCTTTCATGGGATACTCAAACTATGATATGTTTTAATTTTACGCTAACTGAATTCATATAAAAATAAAAATTATAAAATGGGACTAACAATCACTACTGAACTTTACACAGACGCTGGACCGTCTAACGAAATCTATGTAAATATCGAATCTGTCGATTTTAAAAGAGGTAAGGGAATCTCAGTAAAACTAAATAACTACCTAGATAGAGAAGCTAGAGATCTTGATCCTAACCTTACTGTATTGTGTAGAAAACTCTTCGCTAGCATATTTTTTCCGATTGAGACGGGTTCACCTGAATTTGAAGAGTTTACCGAAAGCTCAATTTTTGCTTTCGCTTATTCTAAAGTAAAAGCCAAACTTATCGAGTCTGAGCTATCGGTAGAGGACGATATTTAATAGATCCACTGGTTTAGGGTAAACGGCATGAGTCTCTCTGAGACCAGTAATCCGTGCATCTCATTAATGATGGTGGGCTCAAATTTAATACCCTTAGCGATTCCTTTGTTTAGGAGAATAGTGTCTTTAAGCACATTGGCTACCATCTTTTCAGGAGGTCCCTCTAAGACAGCAAAGCAAATATTCTTATGTTCCTTCATCTTCTCTAATTCAGGATCCTGAAGCCTCTCTAGTGCCTCTCTAAGAGCTTTTTCTTTTACTTCTTGGATAGTTATTGTCTTTATCTTCTTAAGGGAGTAACCCAAGTCCTTTTTACGATCCATGGTTAACTTCCAGATAGAATACTTTTTACTTCCGATCTGGTTGATTACTATGAAGATTTCAGACTGCTCATGAATCATTTCATTCATGTAAAAGAAATCAACGTTGTCCATCACATCTAGCTGTATGTCCATGTAATCTAGGATAAGATTCAAGAAAACGTAATTTGCGTTTCTAAAGATCTCAACAATCTCAGCCTTTTTGGTGAATACTTGTTTAAGTTCAGCCGTGATCTGTTTGATTCGTTCTCCCTTCAGGGCCGGGTGCATCTTAAAATCTCGCAAGTTACCCTCTAATGCCAAGGTATTTAGGTTTAAGCTGTGGAAAAAGAGCTCATAAAAGTGTTCTAGGTTTCCTTCCTCGATGTCATGACGATACCTTTGGCCTGCCGCAAGCAGCACATAGTTAAAGTACTCAGGATCCAAGTACGATCCTTTCGTCAGCCATAGTGGGTCCAAGATCTGTTTTTTTTTCAAGGCTCTTCTCTTTTTATTATTTATTTTTACTCAAAATCCAATACTAGTTTAAGTAAAAAATTAAAATAAATAAACTAAACACGCTACCCACAATGGTTAAGACCACCGTCAAGCTATTAATAGATCCTCAAAATAATTCTTTGACCTTTAGCAAGAACTTTAGGATATTTTCTACAACTGAACCTGTGTCAGGAATAATAGAGTTCACCGATTTTATTGAAGACCTAGTGATCGATGTACCAAACACATTGGACCTAAATGACTTAAGCAGAAAGTTTAGGTATTCTAGAAATAGGCTCGACTGGTCACTTTGGTATGAGGTAGAACCTGGAGACCTTGGCGACGCTGCGAGTATTCTATTGGATGAGCATGATGAGTTCTACTTTGAAGTAAAATACGAATATGATGATGGAACTTCTGATTTTATGTCCACTCCGATCGAGATCAATGAGGTCAAGCTTAGGTTTAGACAGGCTGCTCAAGTGGCTAACGTTTATGCTCCACAGGTAATCTGTAGCGATGAGATGTGTACATCAATCATTCAAAATAGGGATCCTAGCTTTAGGCCATACAACGTCGATAGTGCAATCGGCATGTTCCAAGAGCTCTCATTCTTTACTAACCAATTATACGGCCACCAAGTAGTATACTTTAGGACGCTTCCGGAATCAGACAGCGGTGACTATGTTTTTAAAGAATGGACTCTTTATAAAAACGTGGATCGTAAGTGTATCAAGGTGATGGTAAAAGACAATGCCTTTCCGGACAACGTTCCAAAATACACAGAGTTCGGTATCGATTTTCAGTTACCGTTTGAGGTGGAAATCGATCATAAGTATTTTCAATCGATCTTTGGTGTCAATTCTGAACCTCGTAAACGGGATTTTCTCTACTTTCCTCTCCTGAACAGGATGTTTGAGATCCAGGGATCTTACCTACATCGTGGATTCATGATGGCTCCCACCTTTTGGAAGGTGCAACTTAAGAAGTACAACCCAAACATCGACATGTTACTCACAGACGATACTCGAACTTTCCTAGATAACGTGATACTTAGCGCAGAAAACCTATTTGGAGATGAGGTGAAAAAGGACATTAAGGATGCGACCATGCCAGAGCAGTATAAAAAGATCACAACTACCTTTGACTCTGCCAGAAAATCCCTACATCCTGATCTGATTCAACGACCTCTGAAATATACGTATAACTTTGCTCCGCTGATCGAAAACTATTATGATTTAGGTGCGATACTGCCGACTGATCTTACTGTTAGCTTAACGAATGACTCGCCAGTACTCGCAACCACTCAGCAAGTATTTAACCTACCTGGACTGGACGGCGTACCTACCTCAGCCACACAAGTGATCTTGGCATATCAGGAGAGCGATCTCTACTTGACTTGGAAAAACGGAGGTCTGATTAGCTCTGACAAAAATGTTAGCGGCCTCACTACTCGATATATCAGGGTTAGAGGACCGTTTGATTCTATTCCAAATCACGTCGGCACCAACGATGAGGGTCGATACCTTCGGATTGAGGCATATCGAGACATAAGCCTTAAGACCCAAAAGAACATACTATTTGATAATACTGGACCCGTCCCGACCGCACAATTTAGGATTAGAAACACGGCCATCATCTACAACGCTCAACCCAAGTTTGATCTGACAGAGAATCAAAACTTAAGCTTTACTTGTCTATTCAATGTTCCAAGCACGTCAGACTCAATCCGCTTTATCGATGGGTACGATAACCTTGATTCAAAGGGAGTAAGGATAACTGCCGCCTTTACTCGATATACTTCAACGCTACCTGAAGGAGACCTGGTGATCACAGTCATAGTGAATAGTTTAGTAAAAACCTATACTATCACCAACTTTGTGAGCGATTCTTGGCACGCGATGGTGATCTCAATGTCTAATGAGTTTTTACAGTGTGGCGCCTACGTATACAAGATCAAGGAGGACCCTAGTGACATCATCAATCACAACGATTTTGTTAGGATCTTAGCAAATACTTCTTCATTCACTCAACAGACATTTGACTTGACCCAAAACTATACCTTACCTAGTTCCAAGATCCTGATCACAAATATCAGAATATTTAACACCATGTTGAGGGAGGAAGAGCATGATTTTATCCTAAGCCAACAGTTTCTAAAGGACGAATCGATGTTAGTCTTGATCGATAACTGTCGTCCTCAAACTAACCTACCATACATCGCTAAAAACAGATAACCCATGAAAATATCAAATAACGAAAACATCAGAAACGAGAACGTTCAAGACATATTTCTTAGAAACGCTACCCTTTCCATGCTTGATCTTCTAAATCGAC